ACTACTGCCCCTACCGATAACATCGTAGGTATTTTTTTGGGTTGTTCGTACACAAACCCAACTACTAAACAAAAGCTGTTCTCACAGTACTGGCCTTCTGGTACCAATGCTGGTGATGCCGTTGCTGTTGTTGCAGATGATCCTGATCAATTATTTAAAGCAGTAATGATTGCTTCCGGTACCGCGCTAGGTTCTGCCGCTGTTCCAGTCGTAGGTCAAAACATTCAGATCAGCCGCCTCTGGCAAGCTGGTACTGGTTCTGCTGTTGCAGGTAACTTGAATACTGGTAACTCGTATATTGGTGCCTTGGCTACCACATTGAGCACCGCTGCTACTGCACCCCTGCGTGTTGTTGGGATTGTTCCAGATACCTCGTTCTCTGTTTCTGGTACAGGTTCTTCTACTACCACTACAGTTACTTTGACTGGTGCTGGTCTGCCAAGCGCAATTCTTTTGGGTGCTGACGTAGGTTATTTGGCTGCAAATGGCCAACTGATTGAAACAGGTTCTTTTGTAACTTCCGCATACGCGGCAGGTGCCACCTCAATCACCATCAACGTAGCAGTAGCAGTACCGGGCGGCATTACCGCGATCCCATCGGGTTCGACGATTGTGTTTACCAATTACCCAGAAGTTCTGGTCAAGTTCAACCAAGGCACCCATGGGTACTACTACCCAGTAAGTGTTTAAGGAGTAATATAATATGGCAATCTCACGCGCACAGCTACTTAAAGAACTCTTACCCGGCCTGAATGCTTTGTTCGGTCTGGAGTATGCCCGTTACGGCGAAGAACATAAAGAAATTTATGAGACCGAGACTTCAGAACGTTCGTTTGAAGAAGAAACCAAACTCTCCGGCTTTAGTGCCGCGCCTGTCAAGGACGAGGGTACTGGTATCTCTTACGACAATGCTCAAGAAGCTTGGACTGCACGATACAACCACCAGACCATTGCTCTGGGTTTCTCCATCACTGAAGAAGCTATCGAGGATAATCTGTACGATTCTCTGTCAGCACGCTACACCAAAGGTCTGGCCCGCGCCATGGCCTACACCAAGCAAGTTAAAGCCGCTGCCGTTCTGAACAACGGTTTCAGCTCTGCTTACCAAGGTGGTGATGGCGTGTCGCTGTTTAGTACAGCACACCCACTGGTCAATGGCGGTACTAACGCCAATACGCCAACCACCCCCGCCGATCTGAACGAAACAGCCCTCGAAGCTGCCGTCATTCAAATCGCTGCATGGACCGATGAACGTGGTCTGTTGATTGCTGCGCGTCCTAAGAAACTGGTCATCCCGCCAGCTCTGATGTTCGTCGCTACGCGTCTGTTGGATACTGAACTTCGCGTCGGTACTAACAACAACGATATCAATGCAATCAAAAACAACGGCTCAATCCCAGAAGGCTACACAGTCAATCACTTTTTGACTGCTTCTAATGCATGGTTCTTGACTACTGACGTACCTAACGGCTTGAAACACTTCGAGCGCGTGGCTATGCAGAATTCAATGGATGGTGATTTCGACACAGGTAACGTCAGATATAAATGTAGAGAGCGTTACAGTTTTGGTTTCAGTGATCCTTTGGGTGTTTACGGCAGTTACTAAGCAATAAAGCACTTTTTAAAAGGCCTTTACGGGCCTTTTATTTATTTATTGCGTATAAAGGTAGTTAGTGATATACTTTAAAAACACTAACCTTTTCGGAGTTTATATCATGGCAGTAATCTATAAAATATTAAATGTAGTAAATGACTGTTTTTATATTGGAAGTGCAGTAAACGAAAAAAGACGGCGGTGGGAACATTGGACAGCTTTAAAAAAAGGAGTGCATCATTGCAAAAAATTACAAGAAGCATGGGGGGTATTTGGGGAAGACGCTTTTGAATTAGTTATACTGGAAGAAGTAGCCGTAGAAAAAAGGTTGCAGATAGAAGACCTATATTTACAGCAGCATGCAAAAAAAGAGTACTGTTACAACACTATGTCAAGCACAAAAGGTTGTGCAGAAGATGTAAGTATACGAGAGCAAATAGGCCGTTCGCTAAAAAAGTACTATATAAACAATGCCCACCCACGCCAAGGTACGCAGCATAGCGAAAAAACAAAAGATAAAATAAGTTCCTCACGTACAGGTAAAAGTGCCGGAGAAGCCCATTACCGCTATGGCCAAGTAGTATCTGAAGAAGTACGTAAAAAAATAGGGGACACACAACGCGGCGTCACTAAAGCGCCGCGCACATTCAGTGCGGAAGGTCTTTTAAAAGCCCAAGAAAACATGCGCCGCAACGCGCATAAAAATATGCCAGCCAATTTTACCGAGGTGCACGCCAAATTTACAGAAGAAGTACAACAAAGATACAACTTTGAAAAAGCGGTATATACCGGAGCACTGGCCCGCATAGAAGGCGTCATATGCCATACGCACGGGGTATTCTCTCAGTATGCCGCACAGTTCCGTAAAGGACGCGGTTGCCCGGACTGCGGCGTGGAACAACGCGCACAAAGTAAAAGTGCACAAATGAAAAAAGCATGGGCAGACGAAGCGTACCGAACAAGTACAATAGCGCAACAAAATAAAGGCCGCAGTTTAAAATGACCCCAAAGTCCCGTGTCGAAGCCCTCGCCACAAACAAGAAGCACTACGTCACGGGACGTCCTTGTAAAAACGGCCACTACGCGCCAAGAAACATGTTCAGGCAGTGCTTAACCTGCAGTAATAACAGGAGTAAAGTATATAAAAAGTCTCACCCAGAAAAGATACGTACATCTAACTCACTGCGTAAGAAACGCACCCAGATAGCAACGCCTAAATGGTTAAAGCAACGGCACAAAAAAGAGATCCGCGCCATGTACGAAGCGGCCATGTTAATGACCGAAGTAATGCAAGAGCCCTACGTTGTAGACCACATTGTGCCGTTAAATGGAAAAACTGTTTGTGGACTTCATGTCCCATGGAATTTGCAGGTAATCACAGCGCACAAAAACTCAAAAAAATCAAATAAATTAATTGACAACCCCTAGTGGCTATGTAATCATCTAAGCATCTGGGATTTTGCTCTTACCATGACTGCCCCAGCAGACGATGCAACGACAGGTAAGGGAACCTTTGCATAGGAAATTAAAATGGCACGCACAGTTTTTGATGGCCCGATTTTATGTGGTCTGAACCGCTTTGGCCCTACACGCGATGTAGGCTACGCTGACTTAGTTCAGCAATGTGATGTAAATTTCACTAACACCGTTTATGGAACTCCCGGCTACGCCGGTGCTTCAGGCCAAGCTGCCTGGGGTAACGCTATTCCTAACGTCAATGGAACTCTCTACGTTCCACAAGCAGGTGCCTTTAGTAATTTGGGTTCAGTAGCGATTGCTCCAACTTCAGATTCTACTGGTGCTGCGGGAACGTTGTATCGCACTTCAGTTGTTTATTTGCCTGCAGGCGCAAGTATCAACGACATCTTTGTTGACTGTGGTGTTGTACCCACAGTTTCAGGCGGCACAATCGGTACGATTTCGGTGAACGTAGGTAATCAGTTTAACGGTTCTCAGTACGCTTCCGTAACGGCTGTTTCTGCAGTAGGTCGTCAAACCTTAGCAGCCTTCACTGATACACAGTATATTGCGCAGTCGAGCACAACCCAAGACTTCCAAAACCCTGTTGTTGGTCAACAGCCTACATGGTTCTCCCAAGTCGTCTTCACTATCGTTGTTCCGTACACTGTATCAGCCTCTGCGCTGACTGCAGGTAAATTCTACTTGACTGTTCGTTACACACAAGCAGACGGTAATATTGGCTCTATTACTGTTTATCCAAACGGTAACTTCGACTAAGCTTTGGTAGGGGCTTCGGCCCCTTTTTAGGAATCTTAAATGACATATCCAAATGCCGGTAATGGCCGTCCAAAGTCCGTAAGTGCGAGAGGGGTAACAGAACCTTTTGACTTACAAGTATCTAGACAAGATATTGCGTATCATTGGCAGTTTGACCTATGTGGATACACAAGTAATATAGGTACTACTACAGGCGCATTGTGGGAAGGCCAAACAGGAACTAGTGGCTTGTACGTGTACCCTTCTAGCGCTGTATTAATGACGTTTGTATCAACTTCTGCAAGTGACACCTCCACAGTAACAATCAACGGTACTGACGCTAACTTTAACATGCTGTCCGAAACGGTAAAGCTGAACGGTGTTACTGGCGTGAATACAGTAAATGCGTACTTCCGTGTGAATAGTATTATGTATGTTGGTGGAACAAACGTAGGTGTGATCACTGCTAAGAATGGCGGTATAACGTACGCGCAGATCAATGTAGGTATTGGCCAAAGTCAGATGTCGGTATTTACCGTCCCTGCAAACTTTACGCTGTTCATCAACACTGTACAAGCGCAAACAAATATCCACTATACGACAACAATCGATTATGTTTTGTCGGAGTACAATAAGCAAAATATTGCTTCCCAGATTCCTATTAACGGCTATCTGACAACATATCAAGCAGGTTCGTCTACTACATTGGGGCAGTCACCAACAAATGCATTGTTCCAGACTTTTTATTTACCCCCAACACTGCGCCCA